CAGTTCCCAACTGATACCAATGGTCTTACAACTATTTTAATGCATGCCGAAACTGGGGAATACATACAAGCTACTTATGAAATGACCCCAACAAAAAACGATCCACAAGGTAGGGGGTCAGCTATTACTTACCAAAGGCGTTATGCCCTTGCAGCAATTTTAGGTTTGAATATTGATGAGGATGATGATGGTAATGCAGCTAGTACACCACCAGCAAATAAGACATCACAAAATGTGATATCATCAAATAATGATGATAATAAGGCTTGGTTAAACAAAACAACTGCTGATAAAATAACTTTAACAAAAGAATGGTTGCAGGTTGTAGATGCTTTAAAAAATGGCAAACGTACACTGGACCAAATTAAAAAAGCCTTTAAAATAAGCAAAGATAACCTTGCTGAATTATCACAATTAATAACTAATTAATATGGCACATAAATATTCATATTGTGGTAAATGCTTTACGCAAGAAAAAGATTTTGAAGATATATCATTTGTTGATGATTGGGATGAAATAGGCAGCCAATGCCCTACCTGCAAAACTAATTTATATTTAACTGGTAGCGATGTGCTGCCAGTTAAAACGTTAAGGCAACCATTATTAGTATCAATTGCAGGTAATGTATTTGATTTGCAAGATTGGGAATCTAAAAAAGAACTTGCACAAATTAAGCAGGATAAAAAAATAAATGCTTACATCGAAGATTGCAACAATATCGGCAAAGAAAATGCTAAATTAAAATATTTAAAAATTAACTAAATGAATAATCAAAAATTATATTTTATCTACACAGTAGATTTTGAAAAAAATTACTTTTTATCAGTAATAAATAATGTGATTCATAAAACATTTCGATACAAAGAAACATGTTTATACACAACAGATGAATTGGTAAATGTTAAAAATGTTTTAAATCAAGAAAAAATATTTTATAACATAGAACTAGCAACAACTTATAATCATCCACCCCCATATTTTAAACTAAATCAAAATAAAAAATTAAATTTTTAACTAACTAAAACAAACAAAATGAAGTATCAAAGTAAAGTTTGGACAGCTGAAAAGCAAGATTTTCTAGAAAAAAACACACACCTTAATGTTCAATTTTTGGCATCGAAATTAGATTGTAGTGCTGGCACAATATACCAAAAAACTAAAGCTATTAATGATGCCAATGGTGGTAAGCCTGTGTTTGAGTATGTACGCAAAAAAGTAGAAGTGAAAGTTAAGCAACCAATTATTCGCCCTAAGGCAATATACAGCAATGGCATTACTGGTAGCAGGTTAATCGCTAACATATTAAATGATAATAGCAGCTACATTGCAGAACACTACACAATGAAAATTAATAAAGTTACCATTAAAAATTGTTATTAATGAAATCAGCATCTGATGTTTTAAAATTTTATTATCATTTAAAGTTAGCTATATTCTATGCTAATAACTTTATGCTACAACATCCAAAAACTGTATTTGCAACGTTATTTAAAAACTATATTACAAAAATTAACTGGATACACACAAACACAGTAACCTCTATTGAATTGTGTAAAAATGTTCCCGATGTTATTGATATTTTAAAAGAGAAATGGAATAGCGAAATATTTAGTGAGATGGCTGTAATTGATAAAATAACGTTGCTTAATGATGACCAAATGAACCAGTTGGAGTTAGTTATAGATGAAATTTTAAAAGGCGAAAAAATAACAGTTGAATTTATAAAAAATTAAACAATGATACAACTTGCACAACCCCTTAATCAGTCAGCAATGATACTGGCAGCAATGATACAATATCAAGGCATCAGTGAACGTGAAACACAATTTAATGGATTTAGGACCAGGATAAGCGAACTTCATAATATCTTTGGCTTGCCAATCAAAAAAAAGATGGTTGAGTTTACAAATCAATTTGGTAGAAAGTCAAAATATTCATTTCATTATTTAGATGAAATTGATAAAGTGCTAGCTGCTAATGTTTATAAAAAAGTAAATAAAAAAAGCAATGAGTTTTAAAACATTTAAGCAACAAAATGAAGAACAAGATGGAAGTGTGTTGATAAAATTATTATCGGATGTTATTGTTGAAAGGATAGGAATTAAACCAAACTATGATGATGAAGCAATTAAAGATGCTTCAATTATATTCATGGATGTTGTACTGGATAAAATGCACGATTTGCAAATTGAGGAAAACATAGATTTTCATACTTCCTGCAATATGGCAGAACAATGTGGAACTGAACTCCGAACGTTTATTAAAAAATGGTGCAATATTAATATGATGGATTTTGCAAATAAATAATTTTAGTATTGAATAAAGTTGTATTATTGCAGCACGTTCATAAATACAATGCGGTGCATTTATGAATTTTTTGTTTAACATAGGTTAAACAGCCCCAACACCGCAATTGTTGGGGCTTTTTTATTTTATGGCTAAAAGGTTTTCAGAAACTGACAAATGGCAGGATGAGTGGTTTAGTGAACTAAAACCATTTAATAAATTAATTTTTTTATTTTTAGTAGATAGATGCGATAATGCAGGTTTCTTTGAAATAAATGCAAGGCTTTCATCATTTCTTATTGGCATTACAATAGAACAATTTGAGCAGGGTTTGGCTGGATTAAATAAATGTTTAATAAAATCAAATGATGGGAAAAAAATTTGGCTTAAAAATTTTATTCAACATCAAAAAAATTTGCCATTAAACTCTACTAATAATGCTCACAAACAAATCATTTTTTTATTAAATTCTAATAAAGATAATTTTGATTTTGATTTTACAAATTTAGGGGCTAATGAGGGGCTAATTAGCCCCTTAGGTAAAGGTAAAGGTAAAGGTAAAGGTAATGGTAATGGTATAGTAATAGATTATAAAGAAGAAATTGAAATTTTTAAAAATGATAAAATTTGGTTTGAAAATTTTGGAAATGCAAAGCATATTCTACCAGAAGCACTACAAAAAATGATAGATGATTTTTTAGTTGATATTACTTTAAAAGAAAAGTTTATGGATGCAAAAAACCTAAAAGAATATTTTACAAACGTTTTTAATAAAAACAAACAAAATGAATCACATCAACGAAATAATGGCAAAACAAAACTTGGCACCAGCGAAGCAAGGATTGAACGTGCAAAAAATTGGAGTTTGTCAGGAACTTAAGCAAGCACTAGAAACGCAAAGGATTAAAAATAGTCCTGTAAGCGATTTAGATAGTGTTTTAAGGCGTGTTTTTGTAAAAGTGGGGCTACGTGCTGCAAACTTTCCTACAAGCGAAGAATCGGCTCTATTAGGCGAACATATATTTGAGCAATATGGCAACCACACAACATCTGAAATAAGACTTGCTTTTGATATGGCTGTAGCCGGCAAACTAGATATTGATGAAAATGATGTAGTATGTTATGAAAGTTTCAGCTGCTTATATTTCTCTAAAATTATGAATAGTTATAGAAGATGGGCTAGGGAGCAAATAAAATATATTCCAGTAGAACAGTCTGTTGCATTGCCAATAGAAAAACAATCAGCAAGTGAATTAATATATTTTTGGTTTAACGAATGGAGTGAATCAAAAACAAAAAACTATTTTCTTTTTTCGCAATTTACAAAGGTTTATGATGCTTTAGTTGCTAGCAAAAAAATGCAGTTAAGTGATGAGGAAAAAAACATTATAAAAATAAAAGTTAAAGATGATTTAGTAAATAGTTGCAGAAATGATTTTGAAAGGGCAAAAATGAAACTTGCAATAAATGATGATACTTACATCCATCCACATTGTAAAAAGTTAGCAGTAGCAAAACACTTTAATAAATTAATTAATATTGATAATTTTTAAAAACAAATAAAATGAAAAAGCAAACCGCCTTAGATTGGTTCATCTATCAAATAACTCAAAATAATATGTTGGCAATAGACGCAATTTCATTAGCCAAAGAACTTGAAAAGCAGCAGATAAAAGATGCCTATATGCAAGGTGAATGGAATGATGGAATGAATGGGGATGCAGAACAATATTACAATGAAACTTTTAAAAAATAAAAAATGAAAACAAATACATCAAGTTTAATGGATTATACTGAAGCACAAAGAAATGAAGAAAGACTTAGTAATGCTAAGATTATGCAAGACTTAAGAGTACAAAAACTAATAGACAAAGATATATTTGACCAAGCTACTTTAGCAATGGAAGAACATTATGGTAGTGGATGTGAAACAGAAATAGATGCTTACTTTAGAGGAGCTAAATGGATGCAAGAAAATTTAAAAAATAAACAATGACACCACAAGAAAAAGCAAAAGAATTAATATACAAATTTGATGATACTATGGAATTTTCTACTCCTCAAAGATTTGCCAAACAATGTGCATTAATAGCAGTAAATAACATAATTGCAGCTAATCCACATTCTAACCCTTTAAATACAGAAGTTCATTCTACAATGCAATATTGGAATGAAGTAAAAAAAGAAATAGAAAATTTATGAGAATAACAGAAAAAGAAATTGATATAGGTGGCAAAGTAGAAATTGTATCTACTGAAATTGAGTTATTGGTAAACGATATGAATAAACACCATAAAATCTATTCTGCAAGGTTGCATTTAAATATTAAAATTATCTGTGAAATTAATGGAATAGAAATAGAACCTATGTACACAGATAGAAAATTTGATTTATCAAAACAAGATTTTAATAAACTAACTGAAAAAGGAATTTTAAAAACAAGAATAAAAAATATCATACAATGAACACATTTGAATTAACTCCACAACAAGCAAAGACTTGTATTAGTTCTTTAAAATTAAAAGCTGGTAGAAAACGCCAGGCAAAGAGAAATTTAGAACGCAGAAAAGAAATGTTGATTGAACAAATTGGAATCGAAGAGTTTAATTATCGGTTGTCTTTACGTGAAAAAGATGCTTGTAAAAATGAAGTTTTAATAAGCAAACTGTCTGCTTTTGTTGATGCAGCAAGTGTCGAATAAATGGCTTGTAACGGTTTACGGCTTTGCGATGGTGGGGCATCAAGGCTCAAATGTTCAACCCACAATTAATGTTTAATAGAATTACAAATGATGAATTTACAACTTCCGCCCCACTATTGCAAAGCCGATGTTAAATGAAGTGGCGGTTAATTAAAGACAAATTTTAAAATGAAAGTAACAGTAAACGAGCAATCAGAAATTATACTCAAAGAAGTATATAATGGTATTGGATTAGAAAGCAATGCAGGTGAACAATTCTCAATTTGTATGAGAGATAGTGGTTTTGAGTTTTCGTATGGCAATAAAAGATATGAAGCAAAAAATGGGAAGCTGGAAGTTCTTGGATGTATCAAACCTTGCGGTATGAATTATTGCGATGAAAACGGATGCACAGAAAGAAAAAGATATTCTGTTAATGATTATGATTTAGCACCACCACAGGCAAATTGTCCTACGGAGCAGTAAGGTAGCCATTTCATTTAACGGAAAAATATTGGCGAAGGGCGGGATTTGTAGCACTACTGTTGATAGTAGCACAAATGATGGATGAGCCACTGATGTTGATAGTATCACGTCAGCCCGCCTTTTGCCAATATATTGTTAGCTGCCGTTTTTCGTCAGCCTATAACCTGACAAATTTATTAAAAAAGTAAAGTTATAAACTGACAAAAGATGAAAATAAGTACAATAGATAACAATAGCTGGTACACTTTAGAAGTTGAAAAATGCGATTGGATGAACCATAGTAAAGACGAAACAGAACCTTCAATTAGTTTTGAACTAAACAACTTACACAATGACACAAAATATCCTGTGCCAAATGAAACTTGTTTTATAATGTCAATGCAAGATGCTAAACAACTTCACGCTTGGTTGGGTATCGTTTTAAATGGCAGCTAACTCTCCGATTGAAGCATCTTTTACCAATATAAATTATAAAAAAAATAAACAATGACACCAAAAGAAAAAGCAAGGGAATTAATAGATAAAATGTATTTAAAAATTCCAGCAAAGTATGACCCTACTTTATTACCACATTACCCCATAGCTAAACAATATGCATTAATAGCAGTTGATGAAATATTGAATAACAATAATAAAATACCGGGGAATGTAGATGGGTTACATACTATTGAAAATACATCTTATTGGCAACAAGTAAAAAAAGAAATAGAAAAACTATGATACATAAAAAATTAACATCAATGCCAAACCAAATGTTACCTGCTGTTTATTTGACTGATTGGTATTTTTCAAAAATAAAATATCCAATAAAAACAAAAGGTTCATATTTTACTAAAACTGAAGAATCTTATGTATACGTAATTTATAATAAAAGTAATATGTTATACAAGATAGGCATTACAACAGAAATCAAAAATCGAATTAGATCAATAAGAACGGTGTCGGGTTGTGAAATAGAGATGGTTTTATTTATACAACTACATACAAATTATGACGAGGAAGCGACTACAATAGAAAGTTTACTACACACATTTTTTAAACAACGTAGAAAAATAGGTGAATGGTTTAATCTTGATCTTAAATGTTTAATAGCAATAAAAAATTTATTTTGGGAGATAGATGGTGAAGATATTAAAGATAATATAAAGCTGCATTTAAAAAGTAGGTAACTTTTCGCTAAAAAAAAGTAAATTAAACTTTATTGTATTGTATAAAAAAAGCCTTGTAGAAACAAGGCTCGGCTAAAACTAACTAACTCTATGATTGCCAAAGTCGGCAATAAGTTTAAGAAAAATATAATGCTGCTTCTGCTTTTCTGCGCCTAACTAAACCCTGCAATATTGCACCATCCGCTTTAACCCACATCATAAATGCATCTGTTATTGTGGGGTCGTTAGGGTTGGCATTAACACGCTTTAATATTGTACTATTTTTTAAGGCATTAGATCCGCAATTATACGCAAATGATACTAAAGAATCAAACTGGTGTTGATTAACTGCATCTATTGCCATTGCATCCACTTCTTTTGCCTTTTGGTTTAATTCGTATCTCATCCATTCTATTGCTTCTGCTTCGGTGCAAGGTTTATCCTGCAACGTTACCTTTTTACCATTTGGATAAAGAATAGTTCCGTATCCTATTGTTGGAACTTTTGCAGGACATAAATAAGGCTTATTAAAAAACCCCTCAAATGATTTTACTAAGTTGATGCAAGCATCTGATATTTCAGTAATTTTCATAATTATTTAGTTAATGATATGAATTTATGAAGCATAAAAATAAAGTTGTTTTTAGTGCTTCACTTCGTTCACTTGCTTCACTAAACAATTGGCAAATGAATGAAGTGAATAAAGTGAACGATTAAAAACAACTTTATTTTTATCTTTTACAATTAAATGTTAATAGTGTAATATTTTTTTAACGTTTTAAAACCATAGTAACCAGCAGGGATAAGTAATAATAGCAACCACCACCAGCTAAAACTCCATTTCTTTTTTTCAATTTCCTTAATATAGCTTTCTTTAATCAAACATAAATTTTCATCAAATAATTTTTTATAAGTTTCCTCATAATTAAACTTTTTAACCTCGCTATTTAAAGACGTTTGCACATTATTTTTTACACTTGATTTGCTTTGCTTTTGTTTAACCGATTTTATAGGCTTGTTGGCTTCAATAACCTTACCACCTGCACTATCTTTGATGAATATGTGAGATGGTGTTGTTGGCTTGTTAGTATCATAATTAGGCGGATAAAATTCAATATCAATATCATCTTCGCTATTGTCAATTATTGACTTGTCATTTATTGACAAATCATTTTTTTTACTGCTGCTATCAATTTTTACAACTCCGCTACTATCTTTTTTTACTACTAAGCTGCTATCTGTTTTGCTTTCGTTAATAAGCAAAGTTTTATGCAAACTAGAGCAACTGAATAACCCTATTGCTGCAATACATATAATTAATTTTTTCATTTTATTTGAATTAAAATTGTGAATATTAAACCTAATACTATTGCCACTAATAGCATTAATTCTTTATGTGGTGGCGGTGTTTTTTGAATATGCATCATTCACCATCTTTTTTAGTTTCGTCTTTTCCTGGCGTTCCTTTAACCAAAGAAACAATTTGCGCAGCTGTTGCAACGCCACTCATAACAGATATAAAAATCATTGTAGAATGAAGTGTATCTGTTATGTATTGAGGGAATTTTATAATAGTCCAAATAATTGCAAAAGTTAAAGCCGCAGAAGTTGTAACACTAATCCATCTTTTATGTGAAACTTTACCACCCTCGCTTAACATATCAACTAAATAATTATTTTTCATTACTTACGTTTTATTTTATGGAATTGTTTGTAATAGAACACCATTGCAAAAATAGCAGCACCAATGCTGGCAACGCTAGAAATAGCCGTCAAATAAGGCTGTATTGTCGAAATAGATAGCAAATAGAAATAACCACTAAGTATTACCGCTATCTTGCCAATTAATGTGTCGTTGTGTTCCATTTTAATTTTAGTTGTTAATATCTGATTGATAATTTAAAACATCGTATTTACTAGGCAATTCGCCATCTACTATCTCGAATAATTCAGGGTGTTCTACTATTGATGGGTGTAGTGATAACTCACCTACATAATCGTTTGTTTTTACAATTACATCCGCCCCTATTTGTTTAATGTATGCCATATTTTAATCTGTTAAGTAATCGATTGAATAAATAAATTTTGACCACGCGCCTGTTGAAAAACTCATACTTATTTTGTCTGTTCTAGATGCAGCACCACCACCATATAATATACTACAAAAATTGTTTGCCCCTTGCCCTGTGGTATTATTTCCATAATTTTTAACCGAATAATACAATATAGAATTTGCGCTTACATCCCAACCACTTGGAACAGAAGGCAGCGGCATCATACTAGGTAAATTTGTTTTTGCTTGATTAATTAATGTACCAACCGTTGCATAATTTAATCTTATTTCTAGGTGTACCATTTTACCAATTTGCGACCACCTATAAAAATTATTACGAGTTCCACTTGGCGCAGCTGTTCCCGTCCACGTTATTGTATCCGCCCACGTCTTCCAACCGCTATCTATATAATTCGGTATTATTTGCTTTGAAATTCTGTTACTGTTAGAAGTATCTACAACTAATGCCCATTTCTTATCACTTACTATTGGTAAACTATCTTTATTCAGCACCAACGAAGTTCCCGTTAATCGGCTTGTCAAAGTTCCGCCTGTTAGAGGCAAGCAATTATTAATTCTAGTACTTAAAGTTGAAGTGTCTGTTTTGCGTAAATATTTTGCAAGCATTGTGGACGTGTCCGCAATGTTTACTTTCAAATTAATTCGGTTACTAAGTGAAGCCGTATCGGTTGGTTTAATGTATTTATTGCCGATTGCATTTACCACGCTTACATCGTGCCATAAACTATCTGTTCTGCTGAATTGTAATAGTGTGCTATCTAGTGGCAGTAATGCAATTTTTACATCACTCATTTCATCTAATTGAAAGCCGTTGCGTATTGCGATTTGTATCGTTCCTAATGTTGGGTGCGCCCTTGTAACTGTACCGATTGCTACATAATGGTTAGGGGCTGTAGGTTTTGTTAAAGTGTAACCGCCAGCTACTGTTGGCGAAAGATATAATGTTTGTCCATCGGTATAAGTTGATGTTGGTAGATTTAGATTTGTAATTAACCCGATTTGTATTACAGTTCCTTGAGAGTTATTACTTATATCGGTTTCAACTAAGCCATAAGTGTACGCGCTCGTTTCCTCGGTATTTGCTTTTGCTAAGTCAATACTAGGCAAATTGCTTGAATGAGCTCCACTAATATACACTACGCTACCTTTTGGAATTGTTGCCCCGCTTTTGTTATAAACAGTCGTTATTAGCCTTGTTGCATTGGTTACAGTTGTTACGGGTTTTATTACTATATCGGTTGTTGTGCTTCCTTTAATTACGCGAATTGTGCTATCATTTAGGCTTGTTACAGATGCAACGAATTTATTAGTAGTGTCCGCTTTTCTTAGATAAGGAGTAAGCATTGTGGATGTATCACTCAAACTTAATTTTGCATTAATTCGATTGCTTAAACTTGTAGTGTCCGCTTTGCGTAAATAAGGGCTTAACATTGTGGATGTGTCCGCCTTTCTTAGATAAGGGTTAAGCATATTTAAAGTATCCGCTTTGCGTAAATATTTTGAAAGCATCAAAGCCGTATCGCTTACATTTAATTTGCTGGCATCACTTGCATTGCTTATCCATTTAGTACCATTCCAAATATAAATAGTTGTTCCAATTTGTGCAATACCTAATTTGTTTTTTAAAGTATCTTTTGGCAGCATAAAACTACTATCAATTTTTACCCTTTTATACTGCCAACCATAATCTTTGCTAGTGTAGTATTTTGTAGTGTCTTGTGCCGAAACTGCACCACATAAAAACATTAATAAAACTAATAACCTCATAAACTATTCTTATTTAAAATTTGAATTATTTGCCCATCTTCAATATCATTGCCAAAAGTAAACTGACCTGTTGCATAGTTAAATTTATATTCATCTACTGTCGGCGTTCCCTCTGTTGGAACTAGCAATTTATCACCTTTGAAAACAAGCAACAATAACTTATTCGCTAACGTTCCAAATGTGCTGCCATTGCCCTCAGTACCTTGCCCAACATAAATATAGTTTTGCACTATTGATCTATCTTGCTCCGTTTCAACTGTCAATCCTGTTGTTGGTACTTGACACCTATTATTGTCAAATATTGTTCCTATTGTAATATCAACACTCACCCCAATAGTCAAATCAGCTAATTGATATTTTGCAATGTTCATAGCGTTATCAACACTTACACCCCAATCATTTTGAAACTCGGTATAATTTAATAATGCAACATAATCCTGTGCAATACTAGATAAATCACTTGTAATGTCATATTCGTTATTTCCACTATCAACGGCAATATCCATTAAATCAAAAAAGTATAGCGTAAAATTATAATAGCAATAATGATCCGTTTTACTAATTTGACCTGTTGGCTTTAACTCGCAAAAACAAGCAGGATAATTTATTTCACCATTGTTTGCAAATTGCTCAAAATCACCAATAAAAAAATGATTAATTTGTCGATGGCTTAGTGCTATTTGTTCGAGCCTTGCTAATGTTGATTTTAGTGTCATTGTTTTGTTTTGCTAAAAAAATTTTTAATTTCTCTTCGTTTTTTTTGCTAGTGTTTTTTGGCATATTAATAAACTATTTTATTAGGCAAAAATACTCTTTGATTATCTTTATTTCTCATTGAATAATTATCTCTAGGTAATTCGCTTTCATAACCTAAAAATATAGGGTTTGTAAAACTGCTTTGCTCAGGTACTACTACATCAATCCCTGTACCTGGTTGGTTGTATTCAATAAATAATGAATAATTTTGTAATAGATACATTCTTGCTCTTTTCATGTAATGCTCCGCACGCCCTCTATATTTATTCCTTAATTGATGCAAAACACCATTATCTGCATTTGCGGTTTTATCCGCTGTTGTAACTGCCACTCCTGTATTCCATAATTGATAATTTAATGTATCGGGCATTTCAGCCAAAACAAGCCAACATATTGCGTCGGCTATATAATCCCTCATTAATATTAAATAGTTGCCTGTAAGCGTATCTGTATCAATATCAACCTGTATTTTTTCAAACAATGTACTTCCTAACAATGGCATTATATACATATCCTGGACAGCTTTAATATCGGGGAATATAAGTTTGTCATCTGTATTGGTATGTAGTTGCGTTCTATCTTTAATTGCCTTAGGCGTCAATAAATATGTATCTGCACTCATAAAATTATTTTTTGATTATTACTGCATTTGCTACCCACTCATGTCTACAATGTGG